CTACACGTTGACTGATGAGGAGTTTGCAGAGTGGGGAGAAGACAACACTTGGGTAGAACAATGTGTTGCAAATGACAAAAACATAACTATAATAACATATTAAAATGGAAGAATTAAACGTAATTAAACAAGCTCTTGAGATTGCAACTCAGAAAGGTGCATTTGGAATGAATGACGTGGTAGCGATCTACCAAACACTAGCCAAACTAGAAGAGAAACTTAAAGAGCAGGAGTAATGGCTATAAAGACAAACACCAGCACGAAGTTAGATACTCCAAAGGTATCTCGTCCTGGCGTGCACGCAAAGAAGAAGACAAGCAAGTTAAAGACTAGCAAGAACTATAAAAAACAATATAACTCACAGGGACGATGACAAAAATTAAACTGTATCCTATAGATACAAACATTACAGACGATGATATAGTAATTGGATCAGATGCAGATAACTCTGACATCACGAAGAACTATCAGATGTCGGCCATACGGTCGTACATAGCATCTGGCCTTTCTCCAGAGGTAGGTGGAACACTAAAGATAACAGAACTTGTAGACGTTGACTTTAATGAGACTCCAGAGGACTTCATAAATAGCCTAAGCCCAGCGGTTACTATAGCTAGCTATGAGGTTGTAATTGTTGTTTTGTCTACATCTAAGTACATACTTAAGCTTCAAGACGTGGTTGTAGGTAACGGAGAGACTCCGACAACATCTAACGACTTTATCCTTATCACAGACTCATTCTCAGGTACATTTGAATATGTAGCTAAGTTTACGCCTGACGGTACTCAGATAGGTGACAGTCAGATATACGACAACGGATTAAACGTGTCTATTGGATCTGCAACTCCTCCTGTAAGCGCGTTGTTAAATCTAACGTCTACAACAAAGGGTCTTCTTCAACCAAGAATGACTACAACTCAAAGGAACGCTATATCTTCTCCAGCAGAGGGTCTAAGGATATACAACACAACAACTAAAAAAGAAAACTTCTACAACGGAACAGTATGGGTTGAGATTCAGAACGACGCAGTGAATGGAACTCTAAATAAAGTTGCAAAGTTTACACCTGATGGTACTCATGTTGGAGATAGTGCTATTACTGATAATAGTACATTAGTTGAGGTAGATAAACCTATATATGTAAATGGAAACTCTACAACAGATAGTCCACTAGGACCAGAGCTATTAACATCAAGTGACTGGACATCTACTGGATGGACAGGTGATTTTGCAACTGGTTTTATTCACACTACAGGAAACACAAATGTTCTAAGTAATACTATTGCTGCAACAGTTAACTCTTACTATCAGATTACATATACAATAACTGGAAGAACTGCTGGATATGTTCATGTTAGTTTTGGAGGAGAGTCTAAATATTATGTTACATCATCTGGAGCATTTGGACCTAAGGCATCTACAACAGGTAACCTAACTATTACTCCTGACACTAACTTTGATGGTACAGTTGTTCTGTCTATAAAGCAAATAAATTCATCGTATGCATTACTTACTTTAAACAACTCTACATCTGATACAAACTACATGGAGTTTAGGGTAGGTGCTGGAGACTTAAGGTCTGTGGCAATTGGATCTAATGCTGGAAGAAAAATTACAACTGGAGCATTTAACTCTATTGTAGGACATAGTGCTGGAGCAAATTTGACTAGTGGAACTAATAACACACTGTTTGGATACAATACAGGAAATGTAGTAAATGTTGGATCTAATAATACGTTACTAGGTGCAGGTGCTGGACAAGTTAATGTATCATCAGATGGTGGTAATACATTTGTTGGATCATACGCTGGTCTAACAAGTGTGACAGGAACTCAGAACACTTTTGTTGGTTTTAACTCTGGTGGATCTTCTACTGGAGGTTATTATAATACATTGATAGGAGCAAGTACTGGATCTGAGGTGAGTGGAAACTATAACACTGCGATTGGAAATTCAGCTATTGCTAATTTAGTAAATGGAGGTGATTATAACGTTGCATTCGGTGTAGACGCTGGAAGAAATTATGGTGTTCCTGCTTCATTTGGAGTAGAATCTGCGACAGGAAGTATATTCTTAGGAGCTAAAGCTAGACCATTAAATGATGCTCAAACAAATCAGATCGTGATTGGATATAACACTGTTGGAGCTGGTAACAACACAGTGACAATAGGTAACGAAGACATCGTTAAGACTGTGATTAGAGGAACTATAAATGCTGCTGACCTTCCAACATCTGCGGCAGGGTTATCTGCTGGAGACATCTGGAATAATGCAGGTGTATTAAGTATAGTTTAATATTCGTATATTTGTAAAAAATTAAATAAAATGAAATCAATAGAAAAAGAAGAATTAGAGAAATTGAGAGACGCAAACCACAGGTTGTACTCTCTAAAGAATAACATCGCAGAGATAGAGCTATCTATCAGAGCGTTGGAATTAAATAAGTCGTCAGTGTTTACAAGCATTGACGAACTTAATGTTGAATTTAGGTCTCTAGAGAAGGAACTCACTCAGAAGTACGGAAACGTATCTATCAATCTAGAGACTGGAAATATCCAGGAGTAATGAAGGATATAAGAAAGATATCTATCGGAGCTGACTACAAGTCTGATGCTATGCACTACCTTGTAGATCAGCTCGTGTTAGATAAGTCCTGGAAGATACACCTCATCCAGCACGACGAGTTCAACGACAGCATGAAGATATGGATCGAGAGAGACAAGGAGATCATACTCTGGAAGGAGTTCAACTCTAACATGCCAATATCTATCGAGTACAACATAAACTTCTAATGAGGTCCCCGTTCTATTTTATCGTCAAGCCTGTAAGCGGCAGACGATACGACAACATCAAGTTACTTGGTGACGTAGAAATAATCACAAGCGTGTCTCAGGAGGACCACATGTCATCCAACAGATTCGCTGAGGTTATCAACACGCCATCTGGATACGACGGACCTATACAGGTTGGAGATACACTACTTGTACACCACAACGTGTTCAAGATATACTACGACATGAAGGGTAGGGAGAGGAGCGGATTCAGCTTCTTGAAGGACGACACGTTCTTTGTGGACTTTGAGCAGTTCTTTCTATACAACCACGACGGTGAGTGGATGGCTCACTCGAAGTACTGCTTCATAAAGCCATCAAAGATTAGGGACAACTACCTAGCGACGTCACTTACAGAGCAGCCGCTACTCGGAACAATACGGTACATCAACCAGGAGCTAATAGACTTAGGTCTGAGGGTTGGAGATGAGATCACGTTCGAGCCAGAGAGCGAGTACGAGTTTACCATAGATGGAGAGAAGCTGTACAGGATGCTTACAAAAAATATAGCGATAAGATGGACACAAGAGACATAAAGCTTAAGATCATAGAGGCGGCAGAGCTTGCCGTTCAGCAGCTCATAAAGGTGGCCAGGGAGGACATCATCAAGACAGGTGAGGGTGACGACATCGCTGCCGACAGACTTAAGAACGCTGCTGCAACTAAAAAGCTGGCTGTGTTCGACGCCTTTGAGATCATAAACAGGATAGAGACGGAGAGGGACATGCTCAGTGGAGACACATCAACAAAGTCAGAACCTAAAATTCAAGGATTTGCAGAGAGAAGATCAAAATAGTTTATACACCGTACTCAAGGAGCACGTACCAAACTCGGTCATGGTCAGTAAGAACAAGGCAAGGTCTTGGGAGTACGGCTACAACGAGAAGTACGACATCGTCGTTATATCTAAGGATGGGACGTTGGGTGACGTGTACAACATAAACGGTCTAAATATAGGGTTACCAGCTACACCAGACTCCGTGTACAGGAGGAGCGATAAGAAGGAACTACAGTACTGGGAGCCAGCAGAGTATCCGAAGGAGCTCAACAACATAAAGTCAATATTTCACTGGCACAACACGTCCAAGGAGTTCAAGGACAAGTGGGTCGACTACATAGAGGGTGAGTTTGATCGCAGGGAGCATGGATTCTGGTTCATGAATAACGGGATTAAGACGTACATCACTGGGTCTCACTACATGTACCTACAGTGGACAAAGATCGACGTAGGTCTTCCAGACTACCGTGAGGCTAACAGGATATATCATATATTTTGGGAGGCTTGCAAGGCGGATAACAGGTCGTTCGGTATGGTCTACCTTAAGATCAGACGTTCAGGATTCTCGTTTATGGGATCCAACGAGCTTGCAAACACAGGAACACTTGCCAAGGATGCTAGGCTTGGTATACTATCAAAGACTGGACAGGATGCAAAGAAGATGTTTACGGACAAGGTTGTACCAATTATTAGTAACTACCCGTTCTTCTTCAAGCCTATTCAGGACGGTATGGACAAGCCAAAGACGGAGCTTGCGTTCAGGGTTCCTGCGGCAAAGATCACAAAGAAGAACATGTACGAGGAGGTAGAGTCTCAGATCGAGGGACTTGACACCACTATTGACTGGAAGAACACGTCAGACAATAGTTATGATGGGGAGAAACTAAAGCTACTCATACATGACGAGTCTGGAAAGTGGGAGAAGCCAGAAAACATTCTTAACAACTGGCGTGTAACGAAGACGTGTCTACGACTCGGTAGCAGGATCATAGGTAA